GAGATTCAACGTGTCAGTATGCAGTTTGGGTGCGTATGAAGAATATTACGACTACTGGAAATGTAGTCTTACAATCAGCAGGTTCTTTGGAGCTTAAGAAAGCAAAGCTTGGTTCAATATCAGGTATAGCAATGAGAGTTTCTAAGACTGCTAGTATTTTGGGTCAAATACCTCTTTTGCTTCCTGTGGCTTCCACAGTTGGTTGGATGAGTTCTATTGTAAGTCAAGCTGCTCAAGTGTGGGGATTTTCGAAGCCTACTATTGAAGTTCCTCCGAATCCAGTTATACGAAAAGCGATTCCGTTTTCTGCCAATTCTGATGGAGTTTTTACTGGTCAGAAGTTAGCTCTTAGTTCTACTAATGAAGTTCCAATCACGACAGGGCGACAACGTACACAAGTTGACGAGATGTCGTTTGACTTCATTAAGAAACAACCGGCATGGGTTCAAACTGTAGCGTGGCCTGATACTGCTTCTAGTGGGACTTTCCTGACATCGTTCAATGTTAGTCCCCAATCCAGTGTGGTTTCTTTGTATAAAGGTTTTACTTTGCCACCGTGTGATTATTTGGCTATACCCTTTGGATATTGGAGAGGTACAATTAAATATCGTATTATTATACCTAAGACAGAATTTCATTCAGGCAGGTTAGGTATTGCAATTTTACCTATTGAACATGCAATTGCCGTAGCTCCAACTACCATTGAGCTTACTGATAATTTGGCACGTATTATTTGGGACATTCGTGAATCAAATGAGATTGAGTTTGAAGTTCCATTCATTCAAACTCGAAATTTTATTGAGGTTTCAGAACCCAGTACTGTTGTATATATTTTTGTAGTTAATGAACTTATTGCTCCGTCTACTGTTTCATCACAAGTTAATCTGCTTATTGAGAAAAGTGGAGGCGATTCGCTTGAATATGCTAGTCCAGTTCCAACTAGCACAACTGTAACCTATGAACCTTATGTTTATTTCCAATCTAAACTTGGAATGACCTTTTCTCCACCTACAGTTGAAGCAGAATCTTTTGGTGAAGTTCATAGGAGTATAAGATCATTGATGAAACGTTTTTCACTTTATTCTAATTTTTACAGCAATGCAGCTTGGGGAGCAACTATTGATCCTTTTGCTACCGTTGTTACTGGTCAATTGACGAGTACAAGTGGTAGTCTTACTCGTGTAAATGGAGCTGTAGATATTATATCTTTATTTTCACCTTGTTATGCTATTTCTTCTGGTGCAACCCGTTTTGCGGTGTCCACTGGAGCAATAAATACTAATGGAGCTATATTTTCACTTTTGCCCACCAATGGCACAGGTACAGCGGTACTTAATGGAATTGGTGGTACAGATTTTATGCCAAATAGTCCGAGAGTTCTGGTTTCTACAAATGTTGAGGGTATGGCCACTGTGGAGGTTCCTCCATATCAGCCGTATGGCGCTCGATCCATTTATAATAGAATTCCACAAGTTACTGGCGTCTTTTCGTCTCAACCAAGTGATGTTTTAGGTGGTACAAATCAACTTCTTGCGTTTAGTACTACCGAGTCACATGATTATCCAGCTAATGGAGTTTTCTTTTATCGAGCGGCTGCAGAAGATTTTACACTTTCTGTTTGGAATGGAACGTTCCCTCTGGTGTATAATACCACAACATAGAGTGATGTCCTTAAGACATTGGTTATTTAATAATTTATGTAAAGTACCTTAAACTTTACAAATACCTTCCACATGGCGGTAATCCGCCCTTGATTTTTCTATCCAAATTAAAGGGTGTGCCAGTGTGGTCCCCTTTGAAATGGTAGTATACCAAGTTCAAGTCAACTAATTTCGATATAAATTTTCCCTCTTATACCCGTATTCTTCAGAGAAGTTTGGAGCGTACTAGGTTTAGCCTAGAGCTTATCAGAG